GTGTTGTTAATCCTGTTCCTGATAATACAGAATTACTACCACTTGGTGCTACACCTGAGGCTGTGCCACCTGCTCCACCAGCACCCACAGTAACTACATAAGTTGCACCTGAATAAATAGTTGTAGAGCCTGATAATAAACCACCAGCTCCACCTCCGCCTCCACCAGCGTATCCACCTAATTGTCTAGCGCTACCACCGCCACCAGCTACTACTAAATAACTAGCTGTTACAGGTGTAAGAGGGCTTAATGTGCCTGAAGATGTGAATGTGTGTATTTGGTTACCACCTGAAGTAGTAAGAGTGCCACCTACGAATCTAGGTGTAGCAGATGTGTAAGATATAATGACTACGCCTGATGAACCACTACCACCATTTCGTGTTGCAATATTAGCTGGTGCTCCTCCGCCTCCACCTGAACCGCGGTTTGCAATAGAAGCATCACTACCATTATTTCCAGGACTTCCACCATTACCAGCACCTGCTCCACCGCCCGTTCCGCCTGTTCCAGTATATGCACCACCACCACCACCTGCTGCATAAGCAACACTAGACCCACTAATACTACTATTAGTAGATGAACCACCATTACCACCATCATTTGTTCCTGATGCGGTTGCTCCTACACTTCCAGAGCCACCACCACCACCACCACCATTTTGAGTTGTTCCTGCTCCGCCACCATTGTTACCTTGACCTGGTGTGCCTGAAGCTCCAGGATTTCCATTTATTCCACAACTACCACCGCCAGAGCCTCCAGATAAGCCTGATCCAGAAGATATTACTTCTGCACCTCCACCTCCACCACCTATAGAGGTAACTGTAGTTAAACCTGTGCCTGATAATACTGAATTAGAACCAGAAGAACCTCTGCTATTACCTATACCGCCACCACCAGCAGCACCAACCGTTATAGAATAAGTATTAAGGGTTGATAATGTAGCTGTAGAAGTTAATAAACCACCAGCTCCTCCACCACCACCGCCTTCTTGAAATGTAGCACCACCACCACCACCACCACCACCAGCTACAACAAGATAAGAAGCAGATACATTGGTAGAACTGCTTGGTACTAACATACCATAAGCTCTTGCTGCTTGAACGGCTAGTCTGGATAGTAGTGGCATTAGCTAATTCCTATTTAAACTGTGTTTGTGATGCAAATACTGTAAATGTTGCTGAACCTGTTTTAACAATAGTATATGAATAGGCATCTATACCTGATGCGTTACCACTTGACCATGCTGTTCCACCTTGATATTTAGGTGTGACCGATGATCCATCTATTGTAACTGCATTATTGTAGTAAGCTGTAGCACCTTGTGATACTAAGAATACTACTGTAAGAGCTTGTCCTGTGGACATAAGTGTATTTAAAGATGTTGTACCATTACCTCTAAAGTTTACTGTCCAGTTTGCACTTGCATTAGTGGTGTAATAAAGCACTGATTGAGATGTCACATCATAGTTAATCGTACCAGTAGCCGCAGTTGCTGATACAGTTGCAACTTCTGCTGCATCTTGGAATACTGCAGCAATAGCTGTCGTTGAACCTGTAAATGTTTGAGTGCCTGTGTAGCTAGTTGTGCCAGACATGGTAGCAACGTTAGCTGTGGTAATATTTGCAGTTGTAATATTTGCAACGTTAGCAGTTAATACACCAGTTAAGCCTGTAGTTCCAGTAACAGCAAGGTTTCCAGACACAGTTAAATCTGTGATAACTTCTTTACCACCACTTGAATCACTTAATAATTGGAAATTTGTACCATCATATTGAACATCCACAATAGCATTAGCTACGATGGTGTTAGCTGCAAGTGCAGAACCATCAGTTAATCTAATTGCACCAGAGCCAATAGATACACTATTTACTTGTACTTGAAGATTAGATGCACCAGTGTTAGCATTAGATGCTTTAAATTGTAATCGTAAGCCTGCAGTCACTGTAGTGGTTACAATGTTTGCAGGATAATTTGCAATATAGGCATCAGCCACGCCTGTATCTACCACATAATTTGAATAGGTAGCCAGGTCATTAGTTGCATTGGAAACTGCTGTGAAATCTTGATCGAGATATACAAGGGGAATAGCACTTGTACTTCCCGCAAACGTATTTGGTATTGATATTGGTTTTGCCATAATTTAGAACCTCGCCCTTAATTCATGTTCATATTCGAACCCGTTAATAGTATATCCCGGTGATGAAGATTGTACAGTCATTCCAAGATATTTGCCATACTGCTGTGCATCTGTTTTGTATAAATTATACCCAGTTGATGACCAACCTATAATTGCTCCAGTTGAACTTGTCCAAGGAATGGTTGAACCAGAAGTGCTAATCCATGGAATAAGAGAACTAAGAGAATAAGTTGGACTTGATCTATTTTCATTGTCCACAGTTACTGTACAAGTAAAGGTATTTGCATTAGAAGAGGTAGCTTCAATAGCTATTTTCAATGCTTGCTTATCTCGTATAGGATCACCCATAGGGTGAAGTGCTGTAGAAGCCTTTGTTAGAATAGTGACAGTTGAATTTGAATATAATTTAAAAAGATCAGTGCCTGTTGTACCATAGACAATAGCTTGACCACTAATAGGTAAAGCTGTGGTATGTCTTAAAGCCCCTTGAGCAGATATAAACCATTTCTTTTCAAAGAAAATCATTTGAATGAAGCGACCAGTAGAAGTATCTCCTGTATATCTCACATTAAATAATGCACATAAGGTATTGTTTAATAATACTTGTCCAGCAGTAATATCAAAATTATAGTCAATGTTTTCAACTACTTCATCTAGTGCATCTGATAATTTAGAGGTGGTAGAACCTACAAGGGCATACACACCATAGTCATTCATAAATAATACTGATCTAAAGTATGGGAATATGGCATAAGGTAACTTGGTGCCTACTGAAGCCGATACGTTAGTATTAGTAAATAAGGTAGTTCCAGCTGTAGTAACTCTTACATCTGAGAATACGTTGATGGAATCTTCACCAAATATGTATAAAAAGTTGTTAGCAGAGAGTAAATTAACAATATTACTTCTTAAAGTAGCATCAGTTAAGGATACTGTGCCAGCAGACACGCTTGTAAAGTCTGAATATGAGCCTGCAGCTGTGTAATATACGTTACGACCAGCAGCAATCCATACTCGACCACTAAAAGATTGAACGCCTGTGTTGTCATCTAGGTTGATAATAGCTTTAGCTGTAGCATTAGAGCCTCCACCGCCTGTAATAGTCACTGTAATGTTAGACGCATTAGTGTATCCAGAGCCAGGATTAGTCATTACAGCTTGTACCACTTGACCACCTGAGATAATACCTGTGGCTGCTGCATTAGCACCACCACCTCCAGATATAGTGACACTTAAATTAGAAGCATTTGTGTAACCAACACCCCCACCCGTAATAAGCACTGATACAGTGCCTTTTTGAAAAGTAACTAAACTTGCTACGGCATTAGCACCAGAGCCACCACCTCCTGTAAATGTTACAGTAGGAGGACTTGTGTAGCCAGAACCAGCTTCAGTTAAGATGACTGCATTGATAGTGCCAGTAGCTACTGTAGCGTTGGCTGCAGCTGATGATCCACCACCGCCTGTGATAGTCACAGAAGGAGCTGTGGTATAACCTGAGCCAGAATTAGTGACTGTAATTAAAACAACTGTATTAGATAAGGTAGTTGCTACAGCTGTAGCTTGAGTGCCGCCAGGTAAGTTAGGTGCACCAATAGCAACATCAGGTACAGAGGTATAACCAGAACCTACATTAGTCATTGAAATAAATTTAACACCACCTGAACCTTCAGTGATGGTACATACTGCAGTAGCTTGAACACCATTAGCATCATTAGGTGCACTAATAATAACAGCAGGCGCTTCTGTATATCCTGCACCACCAGATATTAAACCAATGAAACCTACTGAACCTACAAAAACTAAATTAGTACCATTCCAGGTGTAGTACCCTTTTGCTGGATCAAGGATTAGTGCACGCTCACTTTTCCATTGTGATACTCGCATACCACTATTAGAGAATGTACTTGTAACAGCTACATTACCTTTTGTGTTAGTGGCTAAATCTACATATTCACATCGACCATCAGCTTGAAATGCTAAAGCATAATCTTTGTTATTGATATTGACTGAAAAAAGTTGAGTAACAGTGTTTCCAAAAGAAACAGATTGATTATCTGAATTAGGAAGAGCTTTTAAATTACCATAGCCCAAAGGCATGAGATTTTCAAGCCATGAAAACTCTGTCTCTTCAATCGCAGTACGATTGCTTTTGCTATTGATACCCTTAAACTGCTTGGTAACAAGATACGACTTTTTCTGTTCAACTGCTGCCATAGTTTATAAAGTCGAGTAAGGGTCAGGAATTCGTCTAGTAAATACGCTGTTAAGTACAGCTTGTGCTTGTTTAATATATTCTTGTTTAAATATCTCAGCTTCACCAAAAGACTGTTCTTTGTATTTAGCTTTGTAAGCTGCATAAAAAGCTACAGGTGAGCTATATGGACTATTGATAGTATCAATGTCTGTACCAGCTACCAATGGTGTAGGCAATACAGTAGTATCAATTTCTAATTGATAAATTTGATCTGGCACAGGAGAAAT